AAACTTCTTCCAGGAGAAAAAGTAATTAATGAATTTGTCCTAGGTGACAAGTTGAGACTAGATGTGTACTGCCCATCATATAAAGTTGGGGCAGAGTATCACGGTAGACAGCATTTCTTTTATACTGCTAAATTCTTTAATTCTAAATATGAGTTTGAAGAAGCTCAGAAAAGAGATCAGAAAAAGATTGAACTGTGTAAAGAAATGGGCATAGCCTTAATCATTTTCCGCTATAATGATATGCTCACAGAACAGGCAGTTTACGATAGATTGTTAGATGCTATAAGAAATTCTCCTTTTAAAAAAGAAGAAAAAGAAAAGAATAAGTTCTACTCCAGTAAGGCTTATTTAGACTCAAAGAAGCGTCGTTCTGAGCTTAGAAAAAAAGCATACAGAGAGTTAAAACAACAGAGAAAAAATAACAATGGAAAGACCTGAAGAATATCAAGATACGCCGATTGAATACCAGGTATTTGCCCTGTCTCTAAGACAAGAGGGGGCAATAGCTTATTTTTCTGAGAATCTTCCAGAAGACATTGTTGGAATTAACCATGGTCAAAATGGTATACATGAATTCTATTTAGCCCTTTTAGCGTATCATTCTGCAACACAACTTCCTATAGTTGATCCAGTGGGATTTAGAAACTGGCTTGAATCAGAAACGGATATTAGAGAAGGTCTTGGTGGCAACGCTGGCGTGGACGTAATAATGGACGTCTTACTTTCTCTTGATTTGTCGACTACTGACTCTGTTGTTCAGCTGATTAAGCACAAGGCCAATAAGAAGAAGCAGATTGATTATCTTCATGAGCTTCAAGTTATTCTGAATCAAAAAGGCGTAAAGTCAGACAAAGACTTAGCAAGAATATCTTTAATTACATCTGAAATTAGGGAACTAGAAAACCAGCTTAACTATGATCCACTTGAGAAGTTAACTACGGCTATTGATATTTCTAATAGAGCTGAAGCCCTTTTGGATATCCCTAGCTTTTTGCCAACTCAATTTAAATCTCTTAATAGAGCAATGGGGTATACAGACGATGGTGGATTTTACAAAGGTGCTGTTCACGCAATTATTGCCCCCTCTGGAAAAGGCAAAAGTACATTTGCTAAATGTCTAGCAAATAACTGGGTAGAGAATGGTCATACTGTTCTTTATGTTAACTTTGAAGAAGCAGTAGGCCACTGGGAGAGAATTCTGATGACTCAAATTATTGGAAAGAACGTCTATGCAGAAGCCGAGAGATGGACTCCCAGCGAAAGAGAAAAGTATTTAGGAATCTTTAGAGATAAACTAAGTCAGTGGGGAACAAAGCTAATGGTGCGACATGATCCCGATACTCCATACTTTGAAGACCTAGAAAGATGGCTAAGAGATATCATTGACCACGCAGAAACTCCTGAGGTTGTTGTTATAGATACAATACAATCAATGTTTACTAAGGGCGGTAAGGGTAAACCAAGATGGGGTGAGTTTGAAGAAATGATGGTTAAACTTGAAAAGCTAGCCAGAGATATGAATTGTGTTTTAATTATTACAGCACAAGAAAACTCAAATAGAATGAAAGAAAAAAGAGAAGTAGTTCAGCAGTCTGATACTGGCGGATCGCTTGCTATTCAACAAAAATGTGCAGTCACAATATTTATTACTGAGAAGAAACTAATAAGTGGTGACGACTCTGAAGATGAAAATATAATGCAGCTACAAATACCAAAGAACAGAATTACTGGCTCTAGCTTTATATACAATCCACCACTTGTTAAATATGTTGACTCAAGAAAAGCATATGAAGAATATGAACCAGTTAACAAAGAAGACTATGACGACACCAGCTCTTTGCTGGACGATCTTTTAGACGATGAGGATTTTGATATATGAAAGAACTATCAGTAGAAGCAATTAAAGATTATCAAACTTGCGCACTTCTCTATAATTATAGACATGAAGAGGTGCTTCCAGAAACAATACACTCTAGAGAATTGTTTAGCACTAAGTTTGAAAACACGCTAAAGAGCGTAATAAATTATTTCTTTTACAAGAAGCAGGGTGGGTTTACCCCTTCATATTCATCTTTATTAAACAGTATAATCAATTTGCAGATGATGACTCAGTTCCTATGGCTATAGATCAAGCCTTCTATGTGCCAGTAGGAAGTACTGTAAAAATTCATTCTAATTTTGATTTAATTCTTTATAAGAATCAACAATATTATGTTTACAAATGGGTTTTTAATTTTAGAACATCTCACACCTCTTTATATCAGATAGATTTTTCTATTTTAAATGAAGCTTTTAATCATAAGTTTCCAGGAAAATCGTCAAGAGCCCATTTTGGATACTATGACATCTTAGCTTCTTCTCAAAAGTTTGTTGAATACGAAGTAAGTGAAGAAGACTCCAATGCATTAAAGTATTGGTGTAGTACAATAGAAGGTGACAAAAAGTTTGTACCAAGAAGAGGGCTAACTTCTTACTGCAAGAAGTGCCCATTTGATAAGCCGTGCTCTAAGTGGAAAGATTGGGAGATTGATTAATGTCTAAGGAATCAATATTAGATGATATCTTAAATAAAGAAAAAGATTCTATTTCAATTGGTGAGGAGAATAGCATTCTTCAGCCAATAATAGAAGAGCTTGATATGATTTCAGATGATCATATTAAAAGTTTTGTTAAATCAATCCTTTTAAGAGCAGACTCTTTTTGGACTATTCCTTCTAGTTTTTCTGGAAAATACCATCCAGCTGATGAGCATAATGAAGGTGGCAATCTACTTCATACTAAAAGAGTAGTTAGAGCTGCAAGTGTTATTTCTGACTCCTACTCTTTGTCTACAGAAGAAAAGGATATAGTATTTGCAGCGTGCTTGTTACATGACGTAACAAAGGGTATTCAAGACGCAGATAGTAAGTACTTCCATTATGACCCCATGCACCCGTATACTGTAGGTAAGCTTGTTAAGAAGTGTCAAGAATATGACAAGAAGTATGCAGGAGAATCACAATCCTCTACTTTGTTTATATCCGAAGAGACTGTACAGTCTATTTTGAGATTAGTTAGATGTCACCTTGGACCTTGGTCTCCAGTTCCAGAAACTGTGCCTATTACATATTTAGACATGATAGTTCACCTAGCGGATAACGTTGCTTCAAAACTGCACTACTTAGTTGATGGAAAAAATGTAGTAGAAGAAAGATGGAAGTTTTAATTTTGGAAGACAGAATACCCAAAAGATATTATTTACTTTCTAATTTAGATTCTTTAATACAAGAATCTGTTTATTATCGTTCTTTTTCAGACGATATGAAAAGCGATAAAAAGGTACTTTATATATACGAAGAAGAATCTGGTAAAATAGAAATACAATGAAGACTTCAACAGATCCATCTAAGTTTACATATTCTTGGAGATATGTGGAATTAGCTAAATATATACCTAGTTTAAATAGAATTATTAGAGAAAAGGTAAAGGATATACCAATTCTTCTAGATATAAACGATGTTTCAAAGTATGCAAATAAGCATAATAATACTGGTATATACACATCTGTTTGGCAATATAATAGTCAGGATTTAGAAAAAGCTACTAGACTTGGATCTCTATACTTTGATATAGACAACGAAGATGTAGGTATTTCTCTAGAAGAATGCAAAAAGCTTTATGAGTATCTTCGTAATTATATTCCAGAGAATTCTATTATAGTTTATTACACTGGTAAAAAGGGTTTTCATATTGAGTGTGAAGCACTTGCTCTTGGAATTAATCCATCCAACTCCCTTCATCATACATTTAGATTTATAGCAAATGATTTAGCATCTAAGTTGCACATAACTTCATTAGACTTCAGTGTTTACGACCTAAGAAGAATGTGGAGACTTCCTGGCTCGAAGCACCAAGAAACTGGATTGTTTAAAACAAAGCTTCCAGAAAGTATTTTATACTCAGATATAGATAACATTATAAAATACTGTTCATCTGAACAAGATAACACTGTACCTGAGCAAGAGTTTTCTTATACCGCAAACGAATGGTACAGAGAATACTCTTACAAAATGGAAGAAGATAAAAATAAACCTAAGGATATCCTTGCCTATTTTAATCAATACGGTTCAAAGGGTAGAATTCAGGTAGATGAATCAGCAAAAGTTTTTGACAAGAAGAAGCTGCTGGATAATTGTTCCGCTTTTTCCAGAATAGAGAAAGAAGCGCAGGAAAAACATCATCTAGATCATGAGTCTAGACTTTTTTTGTGTTCTATTCTTACGTATACAGATGATGCAATTCTGTATCTAAATCAGATACTAAGTAATTGTGATGATTATAATCCAAGAAAATCTTCCGCTCATATAAATGATTGGATTAAGCGAAGAGAGATTGGAATCGGAGGAAGACCATATACCTGCGAAAGAGCTAATGCAGCAGGTGTTGGCTGTGGAGATTGCTCCTTAGAGCAAAATAAAAAATGGGTTAAGATAGGAGATAAATTTGTTGAAACTGATGAAAAAGTATCTCCTTCGCCAATTAGATTCGCGTATAATGTAGAAAAGAAAGGTGGTGAGAATAAAAATGATTGAAGATCCAGATGATGTTATCGGAGTATGTAGTGAATGCCATTCCGATCAACCAGAAGAATACATGTACAGGAGCCCATTTGCACAAAATGGAACAAACGTTCCTTGTAAGTATTGTGGCGGTGTAGTTGTAATTACATATAGAGAATCTAGAGACGAAGCTCTAAATCAAAGTGATAGAAATAGAGGAGTAAATTGAAAAACTGGACAAACCTGCATAACCATACTGTCTACTCAATGTTAGATGGTCACGGTAGGGTAGAGGAATATCTGTCAAGAGCAAAAGATCTTGGCATGGTGGGCCTTGCGACTACTGACCATGGAAACATACACTCCTGGTTAGACTTCTATGAAGCTGGAACTAGCGTTGGCGTTAAGCCAATACTTGGATCTGAGTTCTATCAAGCCAGAAAGACTAGGTTTGATAAAGACGAAGAAGAGAGAGCTGGTAAAGCAAAGAATGAATGGGAGCAGAGAGGTCCATATCACTTAACAATCCTTGCTAAAAACAACGTAGGGTACAAGAACATAATTAAGATATCCTCTAGGTCTTACACCGAAGGATTTTATGTTAAGCCAAGAATAGATCACGACCTTATTGCAGAACATTCTGAGGGAATAATTGTGCTCTCTGGCTGCTTGAATCGGAGAAGTAGCTCAAGCACTTCTTAGAAACGATTATGATTTTGCCCTAAACGCTGCGCTTAAAATGCAGGATATAGTTGGTAAAGAAAATTACTTTATTGAAATCCAAAATCATGGTTTAGCAGAACAGTTAAAGATTACTAATCAGCTAATTGAAATAGCCAATAAAATAGGAGCTAAGATTGTTCCTACTGGCGACTGTCACTATGTACATAAAGAAGACGCACATGCACACGACATTATGCTTTGTGTTGCCACTAACAGTAATATTTATACAGAGAATAGATTTTCTTTTAGCGGAGATAATTTTTATCTAAAATCATACGAAGAAATGTCTTCTACTTTTGATGAGTCTTGGCTAAAGAATACTCTTCACGTTTCTGACATGGTGGATGTAAATCTAAGCTTTGGTGACTTATATTTTCCTAATTATCCAATTCCAAATAATCAAGATGTTGATACTTACTTAAATGGTTTAGTATGGTCTGGGTTAAAAAAGAAGTATGGAGAATCTTTATCTGAAGAGATTGTGTCTAGAGCAAATCATGAATTAAGAGTCGTCAAAGAGATGGGCTTTCCAGAGTACTTTTTGGTTGTTTCTGACCTAGTAAACTGGGCAAAGAATAATGACATTAGAGTTGGCTGGGGTAGAGGATCCGCTGCTGGAAGTATTCTCTCTTATGCACTGGGTATCACAAACTTAGATCCATTAAAGTTTGGTCTAATGTTTGAAAGATTCCTGGTTGAAGGAAGAAAGTCAATGCCTGATATTGACTTGGACTTTGACGATAGGCATAGAGATAAAGTTATTGACTATGCTAGAACTAAATATGGTCACGACAGAGTGGCTCATATTTGCACGTTTAATAAAACTGGCGCTAGACAGTCCATAAGAGACGCTGCAAGAGCGCTTGGTCACGACTTTGCTACTGGAGATAAGGTTTCTAAGTTAGTTCCCCCTCCGGTTTTAGGTATATCTAAAAACCTAAATGAGTGCATGCAAGTTGCAGAGTTTAAAAAAGAATACGACTCTAGTGATGACAGTAAAACTATTATCAATGCAGCTTTTGGCCTAGAGGGTTTGGTTAGACAAACTGGCGTACACGCTGCAGGTGTAGTTATATCTAGAGGTCCGCTAACAGACTATCTTCCTATTATGCAAAAGGGTGTAGATTCCCCTATTGTTACACAGTGGGATATGGGAAGAGTTGAGCAGTGTGGTCTATTAAAGATTGACTTCCTTGGCCTAAGAAACTTAGGTGTTATAGATCACTGTCTTAAGCTTCTTGAAAAGAATAAAGACATTAAGATAGATCTCGATTATATTCCATTAGATGATAAAAAGACTTTTGATGAGCTATGTAAGGGTAATGCCATAGGAGTTTTCCAGCTTGAATCTTCTGGAATGAGACAGCTCATGGTTCAACTTCAGCCACAAGACATTAAAGATATCATGGCCTTAATCTCCCTTTATAGACCTGGTCCTATGGGATCTGGAATGGATAAGCTATATATCAATAGAAAGCATAATAGAGCTCCTATTGACTATGAACATCCTGCGATGAAATCTGCGCTAGAAGACTCTCTTGGAATCATGCTTTATCAGGAAGATGTTTTAGCTGTAGCAAAAGAGCTGGCTGGATTTACGGTTTCCGAAGCAGATGATTTAAGAAAAGTTATTGGCAAGAAGCAGATGGATAAAATTCCAAAGCTTCGTAAAAAGTTTGTTGATGGCTGTATTGCTACTGTTGATATTACAGAAGACAAAGCAAATAAAATATTCTCTGACATTGAATACTTCGGTGGATATGGATTTAACAGAGCTCACGCTGCAAGCTATGCAATGGTTTCATATATTACAGCCTATCTAAAGACTCACTATACAGCTGAATATATGGCTGCGCTTCTAACTTCTGTTGCAGGAAATAAAGATAAATCAGCTTTATATTTATCTGACTGTAGAAACTTGGGAATCAAAGTTGCACCGCCATCTATTAATCTTTCAATGCATGACTTTGAAGTTGTTTCTGACTCTGAAATTTTATTTGGGCTCTCCGCTATCAATGGAATAGGTCCAGCAATAGCTGATGCAATAATCGGATGTAGAGACAAGGAAAATCCATATGTCTCAATGCATGATCTAATGAGAAGATGTGATTCAGTTATTCTTAAAAAGTCTACGATTGAACACCTAGCTGCTTCGGGAGCTTTTGATGAATTGATATTCCTAAAAGAAGATATTGAATTAAATAGAAGAAGAGAACTAGAGATTCTTGAGAGAGAAAAAAGCGAGCTAGGCATCTACGTATCAAAGCACCCAATAGAGGGTGTGTGGGATGCTATAAAGCCAAAAATAGACTCTGAAATATTTGATCTTTCTGACTATGCAGCTGGAGCTAAGGCAAAAGTTGGTGGCGTTATTACTTCATGTAAGAAGTTAATAACCAAAAAGGGAATGAAGATGTTTAAATTAAATATTGAAGATCTGACTTCTGGCCTAGAAGTAATTATATTTCCAAAAGAAGCAAGACAAATGGAAGACGATTTCTTTTCTGAAGGTGACATAGTTATTTTCAACGGAACTGTTTCTAAAGAAGGAGACGAAGAAGCTTCTACTGTTAAATTAATTTATTCTTCCTGCGAAAAAATAGACAACGCAATACTTACTGGTAGTAGACCTATAATTTTAAAAACTGACTCAATGATTTCTAACGAAAGCATACAGTCTTTGTATGATATAATTAACAATACAAATGGTGCATCAACTGTGTTTCTTGAAATGACAGATGGTGCAAAGAAGTATAGTTTTAGATTTAATAAAACTACTTCATTAAAGATAGAAGATAAATTACAATCAATAGTTAATTTAGGATAAAAAATGATTAGTCAAGTAACAATAAACCCAACCCATAAGCCATGTTGGACCTTTTGTTCTTCTTGTAACAGATGTCAAGACAAAGGCAGATACAGTAAATGCGAAGACTGTAGTGGTAGATATGACCCAAACTTAAAGATTCTTCCTCACCCAGATGATTTCTGCGACTGCAAGAATGGTGTTTTAAGATGGAGAACACAAGAGGGTAGAATAATCATAACCAGATTTAAGTCTAATCCTTTCAAGGGTAAAGTAACCTACGAAAAGAAAACTGAAGATGAAAGAGACTGGGACTCATATGTTAGAGATATGAGAGAGAAATTAAATGATCCAAATTGGAATCCAATTACAATAGTTGAGGATTGATTTATATGATTTCAGAGTCAGGAAGAATTACAAAAGGTTCTGCAACTCTAATAGAGTATGCGGAAAATGAGAATAGCATACCAGATAGATTCTTTTTACAGAGCGGTGTAGTTGGTATGTATGCTTCTCTGGAAGAGTTAAAGGATTTATACGTCATTTTGAATTACTATTTAAATATAGAATCTTTTAATGACTGTAAGGTAAGAATAGGGGGCGAAGATGTCATCATTTAATAACGATGATCACATGGAGATTGCCGAGACTGGATGGATGCCAGTTGGCGAAGGCTGTTATCTAAATAAGTTTAATGGTCATGTTCTAGATCAGCTTGGAAGAGAATATGACGAAGATGGAAATCTAATTTACGATCCAGAAGGAAATAATGACAAAAATTAAGATTAGATCTATAGATGAATTAGATCCATTGGAGAGACTTAGTCTTAACGACTTCTCCTATTCAAGGCTTGACACCTACAAGATGTGTCCAGCTAAGTACTTTTACAGCTACATACAAAAAGAACCAAGAACATTTAACGACGCAGCAGTTCTTGGAAACATTGTTCACTCCGTACTGGAAGAATGCTTAGATAATAATTCTGAGCTAAATTTAGACGAGTTGCAAAAAGAGTATGTAAAACAAAAAGAAAGCTATGACCCAACTGGTCATATACCTGAAGATTTAATTTCTGTTGGATCAGAAATTCTAAATGAATTCTATGACAAGCACTATGAAGATTCTTTTGATATTTATGATAAAGAATTTGGTTTTAGCTTCGTAATAGGCAATTATATGATCAATGGCTTTATAGATAGAATAGATATCTATGATGAAAATACAATAAATATTATCGACTACAAAACACGGTAAGTGGGAAGTAACTCAAAAAGATGTTCCCACTAATCTACAGCTAGGTATTTATGCGCTTGCTGTATCACTGGCTTTTCCAGGAAAAGATATAAGAGCAGAGCTTTATTACCTAAGATCTGGTAGAAGAAAAGCACATACCTTTACCGCAGAAGATATAGAACAGGTAAAAGTTTCTTTATTAGAAAAGATAAATCAAGTCGTTGAAGACAACTCTTTTCTTCCTACATCTAACGAAAGAAACTGCACCTTTTGCGACCACGCAAAGTCAAGAGCTTGTCCTACTGGTGTAAGCAGATTAAAAAGAATGGGTAAAATATAAAAGCCGGGGTATAAACCCCGGCCAGTATATTTAAGCTCAAAAGCTCAATCAGAATGACTCTACTGGATTCTCCATAGCGTCGTCAACGATAGAGAAGTTATCCTCAACCACAAGCTTTGTAGCTTCCTTGTGGCTGAAACCAATCTGAGAAAGATTGTCGATGACAGTCTCGTTGATGTTCTGGCTGATGCTGTTGATGATTGTGTTTAATGTGTTCATGGTGGTCATATTACCATCTGTCTCCTTGTTTTGCAACCTATAGGTTGGATTTTTTTTGTATTTTTATTTGTTGTAAAGTATAATATTAATAACAACTAATAGAGTTTGAGGTTACCATGAAGGACCCCCAAATAACAACTCCAGAAAACTTTTTTTTGGAGAGATCAAAACTTAAAAAACATCCTAATTTTTCTAAGCTGAAAAATGACTATGTGGACTCCTCTATTCTACAGGAGGAAACTAAGAAAACAACAGCAACAAAAGGTAACGCATACAAAAACACCAAGTCTGGATACAGGCCTGATTTGGGTTTGAATCTCAGGTCAAATTGGGAAGCAAATTTTGCGAGAATCCTAAATGCATATAAGATTAGTTTTGATTTTGAACCAGTCATATTTCCCTTTCCTATCAAGAAGGGAACAAAAGCCTATACTCCGGATTTTTATATCGAAAAGTCAACAGAGTGGGTTGAGCTAAAAGGTTATTTGGATGACAAGAGTAAAATAAAACTCAAAAGATTTAAAAGGTATTACGCAGAAGAATTTAGCAAGCTTACTTTTATTATCAGTAAGTACTCAGGAGAGGCAAAAAGATTCGCGGCAGAAATTGAAATACCAAATGTTGTTTATTACGAGGACATAAGAAATTTTTATGCAGATAAAATACCCTGCTGGGAAGGAAAATAATGGCGTCTTACAAAGAGCAATATTACTCTTTGAGCGAAGAGGAAATGCAAGATCTTATAGCTAAAGCTAAAAAAGGTCAGTCCAGTGCTCAATACGAATTACTAAAAGTCTTTAATAACTTTTTAACCAAGTATGTCACAATGCTTTATTATGGAAAGTACAACTTATCTGATTATGACATCAGGAGGTTTACGTCTCTTTTTGTCAAGGATAATTTTGTAAGATTTAATTTGATGAAAAATCAATTAAACCAAGCTGGCTACAAGCACGTTAACGAGTGCTTGCGACGGCATAACTTATATGGCTAAAAGATACGGGGATGAGGAAGATGTAAGGCAGACGGTAAACATGACCTTCTTTCAGTGTATTACAAGGTATCAAAGAAGGGATTCAGAAAAGGGGCCAATTCCATTTAGCGGATTTTTATACAGCTATTTCTTTTATTTGCTAAAGAAAAACGTAGATACATTTTTGATTGATCAACTTGGTAGAAAAACTTTCCCATTACTTGCAGACGATGATAACTCTGAGGATGACGAGGAAGCTCAACCTGGCTTTAAGGCCCCTCCGGTTGAGTACACTATAGACCAAATGCTTGGAACCCAAGAGATTAATGAGCTATGGGTTGTAGGTCAAGATTGTCACCCACCCTATGATCAACTTTCCGTTCAAGAAAGACAGTTGATTAAGTGGCGTTATGTTGATAATATGAAGTCATCAGAAATTGCACAGATAATAACAGAGCATCCAAACACTGTTAGAGATCATATTGCAAAAGTGAAAATCAAGATTAGAGATGCTATAATAGAGAACAACATGGAAGACTTGGTCTCTATATTTAAACTGGAAGATTAATGAACCTTCAATCAATAGAAAAGCTTAACGAACTACTATCAGAGTTTTTAAGTCCACAAATTACTGAAATACTAAATGCCTACGGCTCTGGTTCATCAGCAGAACAGTACTTTGTTAATATACCGGAATCAGACGCTGTTGATATGACTCTTGCAGACCTAGCTTCTTTGGTGGCTAGAACATCAAATGTTTACGGTAGAGTCACTAGATTTGCAGGAATGGCTCGAGCATATTATAAAATATGTGAGGGCAGATACAAGAAGGTATATAAGTCTAATAGAACTGGAAAGAACGAAGCGGAGAGAGAGGCTAATGCTCTCGAAGCTGCAGAGGAGCAATACACAGCTATGATCACTGCAGAGTCAGTTGTTCAACTTGCCGAGTCTATGGAAGGCGCTGCTAGAATAGCATCAGAGTCCGCTAGAAAATTATTAGATAAAGTACAGTCTATGCAAATAGCTTCATACAGAGAGGAGAAGGGGTCCTATTCAGATAGTGACTTCAGTACCTACTAAATTATGTATATAGGACATTACAAATCCGTATCTTCACCTGAAGAATTTTTTTCATCACCAAGAGAATCTTTAGATTTTCCAACTCAAGTTGAATTTGAAAAAAAGAGATACCTACTTAATGCTACGCATCATGTTATTTCTAAGTCTAATGAAAAAAGAATCGTAGCTTTTGCTGAGGCTAATAACATTAGATGTAATGTTGAAGTATGAATATAGAAGTTTTTTGTGACGGGGCTTCTAGAGGGCAAGGTCAAAAAAAGTTTGGAGAAGCTGCTTGTGCTGTTGTTGTCTACAAAAATAGAAAAAAGATAGCACAATTTGCAAGAGGCTTGGGTCCAAGAACAAACAATGAAGCAGAATATGAAGCCGTTATAGCAGCGCTGTTAATGTGCTCTATGTCTGACTTAATTGATCCAATAATCTACACTGATTCTGCTGTTGTAGCTAATCACATCAACGGAAAATGGAGATGCAGAAACGCTGCATTGGTTCCTCTCTTAATGACTATCCAGGATATAAAAGAAGAATATAAATTTAGAGTAATACAAGTTCCTAGAGCTTTTGTTTGGGAGCCAGACTCTTTGGCTAATGAATTTCTAGATCAATTAGAGATGAAGAAGAGCGAAATATCTCAAGAACATGATACAATAATGAAATGAGTAAAATGTACAATCCCGACTATCCAATTGTAGTTGGCCTTGCTGGCAAAGCTGCAACTGGTAAGACTTCAGTAGCTGAAACAATAGTACCAAAGGCATCCTTTGACAAGGTAAGATCAGGTGTTTACTGGGATCATATCTTTTTTGCAATGCCACTATATGAATTACTTTCTATTAGAACAAAAATAGAAGGAGCTAATTCTCAGTCCAGAAAGTTATTTGCAATTCATGAGACACTATATGATCTTTATGGCAACTCGACACTTGGCGATATGCCAAACTATTATTCCTTCATAAGCCTTGTTGACAACATCAATAGGGAGCCAATAGATTTAAATGGGGCAAAACCAAGATCATTTTTGCAAAAAGCAGGAGATCTCTGTAAGTCAGAAGAGAAAGAGTCTTTTCAAGAGATGGCGTATATATGACAGACGAACAGTTGTCTCATAAGTCAGAAAAAGAAATAGACAACTTTACTCATCTCGTAGATGCTACAATTGATTCCTCTTCAATGTCTGTTGAGGATCAGGCGGTTAAAACAATAACATTAATAAAAGAAAAGTTTGGTTTAGTTAGCTATGCCCAAGATAAATAAAAGTGCACAAGAAGAGAGTCTAGGCTCCCCAATAGAACAGGTGGTAAATTTAGTGTCAGGAGAAATATCAGTATCCTCAAGTCCAGTTTTTATTTGCGGTGTTAACAGAAAGGTTAATATTGGCAACTTTGAAAACATCGACATATATGCTGGAATTACAATTCCTTTAGCTGGAGTGGACCCAGCCGACAAAGACGCCTTTAATGACGCCGTGAAAGAAGCAGCTGCATATGGCTTTTCTTTGGTTTCAAAAGAAACTGGTGAGAGATATATGTTAATTAAAGAGGGTCAACAGGGTAAGTGATATTACTATAATCATCTAGCGGATCTCGTCTAGGTGGTTGTATGGATAATTACTACAGCGTAATAGTTGCTGTCATAGCTTCATTATCGTCGGTTTTAACTTACTTTTTAACAACTTCTTATCAAAAAAAAGCTCTTTTAAAAGAAAAAGAGCTAGAGTTTTATAAAGTTAAAACAGAAAATCTTACAGCTGAAAGAGAAATACTTACAGCCGAAGAAAAAAACCTTCGAGAAATGTTGCGCCAGCAGCTAGAAACGTGTAAAATAGAAAACGAAAGACTTGACAAGGAAATGGAAAACCTAAAAAGAAGGTTACTAACTATAGAACAAGAATTAAAAGCTTGGGAGTTAGGTTTAAAAGTTCCTAAAGGTTTTGAATTAATTCAGTTAGATACAAATGAGACAGAGGTAGATTAAATGTTTAAAAAATTGATCAAAAAAATTAAGGGTCTGGTTGTTCCAGCTAAAAAAAAGTTGGACAAACAAGTAGATCAAATTTTAAATGAAGCGGAAAAGCTAGCAGAAAAAGCTGACGAAAAGATTGAAGAGATCAAAATAGAAGCAGCTGAAAAAGTAGAAGAAGCAGTCAAAGAAGCAGTTGCAGAAGCAGTTGCTCCCAAGGCAAAAAAGAAGTCTCCTGGTAGACCAAAAGGTTCTTCTGCCTCTAAAAAGGCACCCGCTAAAAAGCCTGCCCCTAAGAAATAATAATCAATCTCATTTGTAACAAAGGCTCCCCGCTTTATGTGGGGAGTTTTTGTTTTTTATGGTAATTAGTTACTATGTAAGTATGTCGTTAGCAAAGTTTCGTAAGATCACAAAGGGTAACGTAAAGCCCAAAAGGAAACCAGATGCCAAAGAAAAAGACGATTCGCCAAAAGAAAATAACCAAGGTAATGGATGAATTTGGCAAGGGTGCTCTTCATTCTGGTAAGGGCGGACCTGTAGTTAAAAGCCGTAAACAAGCGATTGCTATTGCTATATCTGTAGCTTCTAAAAGAAAGAACAAAAAGTAATGGCTTTTAAAAAAAGTATTTACATTAGTGGACCAAGGATGGGAACTAATAATTACATGCACGGCATAGAGATTGTTGACATGAAAAAAATGTCAAAGAAAAAAGGAAAGAAAAATGCCCGCAAAAAAAGATCCTAGACTGTCAAGAGCACGGAGTCAGTGGCTTCAATAAGCCAAAACGTACTCCTAATCATCCGAAGAAGTCTCACGTAGTTGTTGCCAAAGAAGGTAATAAGGTTAAAACAATTCGTTTTGGTCAACAAGGTGTTAGTGGTTCACCAAAAAAAGCTGGTGAATCATCTTCATATAGAAAGCGTAGAGAGTCGTTTAAAGCACGTCACTCTGCTAATATTAAGAAGGGCAAAATGTCCGCAGCCTACTGGGCTAATAGAGTAAAATGGTAAGGAGAAAAATATGGCAATGTA